ATAACAAACATATAAAGCATAATAAAATAATTACTTTATTCTTTTAGGTATAGATATTTATATATATATTTGCTATAACTTATGTAATAAGTACACGGTAACCGTGTACTTATTTTTATAGTATAGCTAAATTCATTTTTTACAATATAGTATATGGCTAATATAAAACAATATAGCGCAGATCAATTACATTTTGACTATAAGAATCCTCGATTAGTAGAATTCCAGATAACGCCCAAAACGTCAGAAGCTGAAATTATAAATATTCTTTGGGATGCAATGGCTGTTAATGAAATAGTTATGTCTATATTAGCCCATGGCTTCTTTGAAAACGAAGCCATGTATGCGGTTAAAGAAGAAGATGTTTTGGTCATTGTTGAAGGCAATCGTCGTTTGGCTGCTGTGAAAGCTATTCTAAATCCGGATATAATCAACAATTCGGGGATGAATAAGTTTAAAGTAAAAATAACTGAGCAATTGCGTGAACAATTAAAGAACAATCTGCCCGTTATAATTCTTGAGGATAGGAAAGAAGCATGGCGCTATATTGGTTTTAAACATGTAAATGGAGCTGCTAAATGGGGGTCATACGCAAAAGCTCAGTATATAGCATCAGTACATAAAGACTTTGGTATTTCTTTAGAGGATATTGCACAACAAATTGGTGATGCAAACAAAACAGTTCTTAAATTATATCAAGGTTTAATGATATTACAACAAGCTGACAAAGAAACAAGTTTTAAAATAGGAGATGTTTATCATAAAAGAGTCTTTTTTTCTCATATATATACTGCACTAGGCTATGAAGGTTATCAAGAATATTTAGGTTTAAAAGGATCAGATAACCCTGATAGTATCGTACCTCATGATAAGCTTGATCATCTTGAAGAAATAATGTTTTGGTTATATGGTAGTGACTCAAAGAACATTAGACCCGTAGTGGAAAGTCAGAATCCAGATTTAAAGATTTTAAATAGTGTCCTTCGTAATCGTGAAGCAACGGCAGCATTGCGTTCTAAAAATGACTTGTCAGTTGCATATGATTTAAGTCAGGATGGTGGTGATGTTCTATATAAATCACTAGTGGATGCTAAAGTCGCTTTACAAAAAGCATTCTCTAAAATCTCTTACTATCAGGGTGATATGGAGACTTTAAAAATATGTGGAACGGTAGCTGACACAGCGGACAGATTATATAGTAGTATTGAAGAAATTCAGCAAGAAAAAGAAGGAAAGAAAAAGAAAAAACGTGTTTCTGAATAAATTGAAAAATAATTATGATAGAAGTACCTAGTATTTCATCTAGCATAACAGATATTGCTGATTTTCTAGAAGCTCGTTGTATTTTAAGTGATAGTCATTCATATTCACTATTATCAGCCCGTAATGCAATGTCTGGTGGTTCTGACGAGCTAGATTTTGACGGAATTATTGATGATGATGACCGAATTATGAATAAATTGGAAGAAGCGTTACAAGAAATTGAAAGTCGAAAAAGGAGATGCAATCAGAAATATCCATTTAAAGTTGAATATCGGTCTATAACTTTAGAAAATTGTACTCCTTTGATTTTCAACATTTATTCATATCTTTTGTTCGCTACATTATGGAATATGGGTAGTAAACGTATTATGGATGATATAGATGGTACATTATTATTTGAAGAAATCTCAGAAATCATAGCCAAAGCTTATTTCGGTAATAATACTAAATCTATGATTTTTGGTACTGGATCTAATGCTCGGTTAACTTTTAAAGAAAAAGTAGAAAAACTCTTAGCCGAGTTGAATGAAGGAGGAGAATATAAGGAACCTGCTGGTAGCAAAAGACGTCAAAAGGATGGTAAACTTGATATCGTGGTGTGGAAACCCTTTTCTGATAAAAGAGCCAGCCAGTTTATAGGTATGGGACAATGTAAAACTGGTAGTTCTTGGGAAGATTATGTTTCTCAAATGAATCCAATGGCATTTTTGGGTTCATATACAACATTAAATCCTTTTGTACCTCCTATAAGAATATTTTTTGTGGCAGCGTCTTGTAAAGAAGGATGGGAAGAATTATTTAGAAATGGAGGTATATTCTTTGACAGATGTAGGATTATGGATTATTTACCAGAATCTTTAGATAATGATTTGTTTAATCGGATTCATCATTGGCTTTCGGAAATTATTCGTGCATGCGTTGATGATTTTAATTGAAATTAATCTTACCTTTGCGAAAAAAATGGAAATATGAAGTATTATTCTCCCCTACGTTACCCAGGTGGCAAAGGAAAAATATCCACCTTTTTCGTCGAGTTGTTCGAAAAAAACAATTTGATAGGAGGAACATACATCGAACCTTATGTAGGAGGAGGATCTGTTGCTTTATACTTGTTGATGAATAATCTTGTAAAAAAGATTATAATCAACGACAAAGACCGCTCACTATTCGCTTTTTGGCATTCAATATTGCATGAACCTGAAGCTCTCTGTAAAATAATAGAAGACACTCCAGTATCTATGGAGACCTGGTATCAACAAAGAGAAGTCCAATTGAATAAAGAAAACGAAGATTTGTTAACATTAGGTTTTTCTACTTTCTTCTTGAACAGGACGAACAGGTCTGGTATCATCAAAGGAGGTGTCATTGGAGGTAAAAATCAGACGGGTAATTTTTTGATTGATGCACGATATAATAAAAAAGACCTTATCAACCGCATCACTGATATCGCTAGTTTCTCTGATAGGATTGAACTTCATAATATGGATGCTGTAGACTTGGTGCATTCTCTCAAGGATACACTGAACCAACATTCTTTCTTTTATTTTGATCCTCCTTATTTTGAGAAGGGAAAAGGTTTGTACATGAACTATTATGATGAGGGTGATCATCGTGATATTTTTCAAGCAATATCAACTATTGATAAAGCAAAATGGGTGGTAACATATGATAAACATTCTTTTATACGTGAACTCTATAAAGATTATCGAATGTTTACATATAATCTCAATTATAGCGCAGCAACGGTAGGTAAAGGAACTGAATATATTGTATTTTCTAAAAATTGTCGAGTTCCAAGAATAACATCCTTGAATTTACGACGCATAAAGAAAAATGATCAAGATTAAAAAGTTCTACATTTGCTTCCTTAATTTTATATATAATAATCTCACCATAGGTATTCTATCAAAAACCGGAGAATGAATTATTTTAAGGCTAATAAATAAGAAGGAAAATAAACAAGCCTATAATTTGTCCCAGCGGAAACTCCCCCAAAAGTTTCCGCTTATTTTTTGCCCTCTTAATAAACATTTTATTACATTTGGACTATTATTTTTATAACAAATTTAATAGACACAAATGGAAACACAAGATTTTGTCGCAATAGACTTTGAAACCATGACACCGGAACTGACCAGTGCATGCGCCATAGGGTTTGTAAGAGTCCACAACGGGGTTATCAGCCAGAAGTTCTACTCACTTATCAAACCGATACCAGACTCTAGGACTGAACGTAACACCCATGTACACGGCCTGACGGATGAGATGGTAGCCGACGCCCCCACCTTCTCTGAATTGTTCCCTTTACTAAAATCCCTCATCGAAGATCTTCCGATTGTATGTCACAACAGCTCCACAGACATCAACGTCTTCAGAAGCTGTATGGAATACTATGGCCTGGCCGGAATTGACCTAAGCCACTACGTCGATACACTCGAACTGTACGGCAAAGGCCTGAAAGCATGCTGTGAAGAAAACGGCATCCAGCTTGTCAACCATCACGACGCACTGGCTGATGCGGAAGCCTGTGCAAAACTCTACCTTTGCTACCAGGGACACTTGGCGAAAGACCTTGCACATTACGACCTGAAGGAAGTAATGGCAAATAAGGAAGCACGCAAGTACGACCATGACACCCTGATGCCTTTATCCGAAGAAGACGTAGAAAACAAGGATACGATTTTCTTCCAGAAAAAAGTAGTGATTACAGGCATCTTTTGCGCTTACCCTGACCGCGATGAACTAGGTTCTATCCTAAAATCATTCGGTGCAGACATAAATACGACAATATCAGGCAAGACAAACATTGTCATTGTCGGAGAAGGTGCCGGCCCGTCTAAACTCAAGAAGATTGAAGAGCTCAATGCCAAAGGAAAGAACATCCGGCTCATTTACGAGAAAGAATTATGCGAAATTATGAACGAAATAACTAAACACTAAGAATATGGCTATCAAAAAAGAAAATGTAAACTTGACCTACGATGCTTTGTGGTTCAAGACCTTTATGGACAGTGGAGAATTGACATTCTACAATCGTGAAATCTTTATCTCTCCAGGAATGGCAGGAAGGCTGGACATCTTCATGCAGCTGCTGGGTAATGTGGGCGGATATGCCAGAACCACGAACTTCGACAAAGACCTTGACGTCGTGGTAGTATCAGATTACCTGATGAACAAATTCAAGAGCGGAAAGAAAGACGAATTCTTCCAAATGCTCGAAGACCTGATTAACGCCAGCGCAACTCCCTACCGGAAACTGAAATTCACTACAGAATCTATCGTACTTGAATCATTAAACACCCGGGCAAGCGGCCAGCTTCGTCAGAACAAGAAGGACTTGAAAGATAAAAACACGACTCCGCAGATGATTGAAGCAATCAACCTGGGCATAGAAAGAGATGAACTGATGCTCGGCATGATTAAGAAATACAAAGAATCTACCAAGGAGCCACAACAACAAAATTTATTTTGAGACATAAACAAGTATGATTGGATTTATATTTATCGCTTAATTGGGAAAAATCAGTACGAACTTTACAAATCATTAGCTTATGAAAATAAAATATCTCATTTTAATTACATGTAGTACCATTATTTCTTCTTGTAATAACGGGGAAATGGAGCGTAAAATTCAAAGTCTGACATCTGAAGTTACTCAACTCAGAGACTCTTTGAATAAGATAATGCCAGAACTTGAAGGATACAGAAATAGCCCAGAAAAATTGTGCTCAAACATTGATGAGTTATACAAAGCTGGAGATATTTATGAGCTCAAATCCATCAAAGATAAATTGGAAAAATATCATCCTGAATCCAAGGAATATACTATGGTGAAAGATTTAGTTTCCAAATACGAAAAAGAACAACAGGAAAAGGCAGATGCTGAAAAGAAAGAACGATTGCAAGCTGTAAACAAATTAAGAAAGAAATATGACGACATAAATCACATCACCTGGTATGAAAACCCATATTTCAGACATTATACAAACACTAATTATACATCAATATATATTGGCCAAGATGAGAGTAGTATTTGGTTAAGGTTGATGATGTCTTATGAAGGAGAAGATTGGATTTTCTTTGAATCCGCTTATCTTTCATATGATGGAAACACATTTAATATACCATTTGATAAATACAGAGATAAAAAGACTGAGAATGATACACGAGTATGGGAATGGATAGACGTTCGTGTGAATGACGATTTACTTGCATTCTTAAGAAAAATGGTCAATGGTAAAAGTGTAAAAATGCGTTTGAGCGGGAAATACACTAACACACGAAAACTTACTAATACAGAAATAAAAGCAATTAAAGATGTGTTATTAGCCTATGATGTGTTGGAAGCAGAAATGCGTAAAGAGGCAAAAGACGAATTAGTAAAATCCCTCAAAGGCGAATGATAATCTAAACTAACTTATCCCCAGTACTCCTTAGCCAGTACCGCAGTACTTCCCTGAAAGTACTCCAGTACTTCCATGGCAGTACTGAAGTACTCCTTAGGAAGTACTGAAAACATGACTGAAAGGCTCTATAAAAAGCGGAAACCATAAAAAAGTTTCCGCTTTTTCTTTTGTTATTCCAAAATAAATCCTCATATTTGCAATGCTGTACATTTGAATCAGGCGAGATGGCTCGCCAAATAACTTTGCTGCGGGCATTTTTTATGCCCAAGGCATAGCCTATTATATCTTATAGTTCCGTCCCGTGTGGAGTCTTAATGGACCCACGGCCTGATTCAGGTGTACAGCAGCGGGGAGCGGAACTTTTTTTGTTTCCTCTCCGTAATTTAACAAACATATTGTTTCATTTTAAACTGCTGTACAAAAATGAAAAATCAAATTGCCCTACCTGCAAACCAGGCAAAACAAAGCCATATATCATTATGGCTTAACCGTGAAAATGTATTGTTCTCCTCCATCATGGAAGAGAAAGTTTCCAACCGCCAGACTGTGCTCATTTCCCAGGCACTGGCTTCTTTCTGTATCCTAACCTGTTCCGTATTCACCCATTGGCTGGCCGCCATTGCCTGCCTCTGCTGGTTTGCTTGTTCCATTTTACTTTGCAAGAAAGGAGGTTTGCGATGACCGACTCTTCACAGCAACCTATATTCCGTGTCGATAAATACCAGGCATACGAAGAGGAAGCGGTACTGTTCGAACAGTATAGTATTCTTATGTACGGAAGTGAAAAACTATGCTGCACTCGTCCCGAAATGGAGCAGCTCAGTAATTTAATTCAACGCGCTTTAAACGACAGAAAGGAGACAGAACATGGCAACCGATAAAATCAAATTCGACAAATATATCCTTCTCCGCTACTTCCAGGAATATCTTCCGGTAGACAAGGAGAGTGACAGTGTTATCTACAAAACATCCCAACAAATTCAGGATGAACTGTCAGATATGGCAGAAATCAGCATCAACCAGATTGCCGCTACCCTGGTAGAGTTAAATTACAAACTCACCATCGGCCCCGATGGCCGGCCGGCATGGATGATGCAGCGCAAATAGACTGCAAGTTTTTAGATGATTACATTTTTTCTACATTTATATCGAGGTGTGGCGTCGTGAGGACGCTGCACCTTTTGTCTTTTTACCCCTTTCCGGAGCCGGGTATCTTTGAGAAAAACAAAGAATTATGCTCACTATTCTACAAGATATACCCGATTTCGTCCTGTCCTCACAGCTGGACAACTTCACAATCAGCGCAGACAAAAGGGTAACCTTTGTGCTGAAGCAAGCAAATACGGTAATTCTGCAAGAAACCTATACTCAGGATGCCAACAACCAGATACACATTCTTGATTTGTTTTCCCTCATAGAGCCTTACCTTATCGGTTCACCGATGCTTCAGTTCAGCTACGAGGTATCCGCTTCCAGTGAAACCACCATCAGCAAGACCTTCACGGTGCTGTTATGCCGTCCCATCATCCCCTGCAGTGGAGTAGATTTCGTGACGAACTATTTCCTGACGACCTTGGCAGGGCGTGACAAAATAACCTCTTTCAACCGCACGGAAACCCTCTACCTTACTACCGGAAGTTTGTCTTCAGGCGGCACGACTATTCCCGTGACGGCAGAATGTGTCTTCGTCAACGACCAGAACCAACTTCTCAAATCCACGCGTTCACTGGGCAATGTGGCCGACTACGGTATCCGCTCCATAGACGTATCCCCTTCCCGATTTACCCAGTCCGGCTACCGGCTGTTGCGGTACACCATCCTGGCCGGCGCCCGGAAGCAGACCTTCCGCGTAGACCAGGACGAACCGGAATCCGTCGGCCTGAAGTTCCGGAACTCGTTCGGATGTGTCGAGACATTCTACTATGTGGGCGGAGATACGGTAGAGCCGGAACTGACCCGGAGTGCAGCTTACTTCGCCGGGCAATACAAGAACTATTAGCGCAAGCACACACTCAATACAGGTTACATCCCCGAAGGCATGTTCAACCTGGCCGACGATGTGGCAAGGGCTACCGAAGTCTGGCTGATGGATGAATCAGGCGACATCCCGATAACCATCACCGAAAGCAATACCAGCCGGAGCGATGAAGACGACGGACTGTTTGCTTTCACTGTTTCCTACATCTTCGCATCCCGGTACCAGCAGCGGTTCCGTCTGCTTCCGGACATTTTCGACGACTCATTCGATGACACATACAATTAAAGCCTATGAACGTAATACATATCAAAGACGCATTAAGACTGCTCGAGTCCGGGCAGCCCTGCAACCTGAAGCTATGGAAGCTCAGCACAGGTGACATTCTGGAATACAAAGGCGCGGTGTGCGTCGGCTCGCACTGGCGACAGGGGCTCCATCGGGTTCGCCTTCCGGCATCCGGCGTAATCCGTTCCTTCCGCGACATATCCCTTTTCGAAATTAACAACATGACAATTTATCTTTAATATGGACAAGACAATCCTGCAATACGACGGCAACTTCATGCCTGGTGAGATATTCAACATCGAGGTTTCCAACGTAGCCACCGAAATGGCTTCCGTAGAAGACAGCAGCCTGGTATTCGATGAAGATGCAAATGTAAAGACTACGCCTGTTCCCGGACGGAAAGGCATGGCGTATGTCAATTTCGGTGAAGACAACCAGCTTCCGTTTAATATCATCAAGATGATAGGCATCGACGAAGTGATGAGCCAGAACAAGCTGTTCAACGTCATCACCTGTTACGGTGCCGGACTGAAGTACATGGACGTAGACACCAGACAGCCGACAACCCATCCCGAAATCAAACGCTGGCTGATTCACAACAGCCTGCCACTGTTCCAGCTCGAGCAGGCTACAGACATGAAGTATTTCTTTTTCTGTGTGTCGGTCATCATTCTTTCCAGGGACGGCAAAAAAATCAACCGGCTCATTCACAAAGAGGCCTGCTACTGCCGTTTCCAACAGGCTAGAAGGGGCAAAATCAATCATGTGATTTATGCCAATTTCCGCGAAAACGCCTCCCTCCGTCCGGAAGATTACGAAGTCATCCGTCTGCTGGATCCACGCGACCCGCTGGGCGACCTGATGGTGCTCATGGGGCGTGAACCTGGACGCGATGGCGAAACAAGAGTCCGTACTGATGACCGTAAATTCGCTATCCTTGTGCGCTTCCCCACACCCGGATTCCAGTATTACCCCATCCCCTACTACACCAGCATTTTCCGGGGCGACTGGTACGACATCAAGCGACTGATTGGGAAAGGCAAGAAAGCGAAGCTCCGCAACCATGCCAGCGTAAAGTATCAGGTCGAAGTACACAAGGACTACTGGAGTAACATCTGTGCGGAAGAGCATATTACCGACCCGCTGAAGAAGATGGAGCGTATCAAAAAGGAGAAGGAAAACATCAAGAACTTTGTTTCCGGAATCGAAAACAGCGGCAAAGTTTGGATTACCGGATACTACATCGACCCGAATGGCCGTGAAGTCCGGATGGTACGCATCAATGTAGTGGAGACCGGCAAGGAAGGCGGCGACTGGAGTGAAGACATCCAGGAAGCCAGCAATATCACCTGCTACGGCGACAACATCCATCCCAACCTGGTAGGTGCCACACCAGGCAAGGGACAGAGTAACAACTCCGGTTCAGACAAGCGCGAGCTGTTCACGCTCAAGCAGGCACTGGAGATTCCTTTCCACGACCTGATGAACATCCCGCATAACATCGTCATCGAGTACAACGGCTGGAGTGAGAAGGTGTATCCGGATGTGCCAATGGTGCTGCTCACCACCCTTGACCAGAACACCGACGCCAAACAAAAGACAGCTTCAGACCTTGAAAACAAATCCTAAATCGAATCAATATGGCTATCACATTTTCACAAGAGATTTTCGAGAAGATTTGTTCCTCTGCCACCAATTCCACGGCAGAGGTGTATGATATGATTGCTCCTCACCTGGACGACACGCTTCAAAGCATCAACTGCGTGCTGCTAGGTGACATGGCAGACAAATTAGATACTGTTCCTGGGCTCGAGCAGGCGGTCACAAAGCTGGTTTGTCTGCGTACCTACCAGGAGCAGATACCACAACTCGACCTGGTACTGACCCCCACCGGCTTCGGTGTGGTGTCTAACCAGAATCTGGCCCCAGCTTCGGCC